TTGATGATTTTGATGACTTGGTTAATGCAACTTCTCTGTGGCGACCAGGAACTCTTAGATCAGGGATGACAACAGAATTTCAAAAGCGAAAGAAAAACGAATCCGAATGGGATTATGTTCACCCAGCACTTGAGCCGATAACAAGAAACACCTATGGCATCATTTTGTATCAAGAGCAGGTTATGTTGCTCATGTATAATCTTGCCGGCGTTGGTTGGAGAACTTGTGATGTGATCAGAAAGGTTATCAGCAAGAGCCAAGGAGATGCTCTGATTGAGCAATTCAAAGGTGAATTCATAAAAGGCTGTAAAGAGAAAGATACACTTGGAGAGAAAGAAGCGGGAAAGGTTTGGGACGAGCTTTCATCATTTGGCTCTTATGGCTTTAATCGATCTCACGCTGTTGAATATTCTATGATCACATATTGGGACATGTGGCTTAAGACTTATTACCCAGCTGAATTTCTTGCAGCCTCTTTAACTTATGGTGCGAAAGATAAAAAGTCTGAACTTGTCAGAGAAGCCAGACGCATAGGGCTGAAAATAAAACCTCCCAAGATAGGCATCTCTCACCCAACAGAGTGGGTTGGCAAAGACAACATACTCGTAGCTCCTCTATTAGAGATCAAAGGGATTGGTGCTGCCGCTTGCAAAAAAATACAAAAAGCGAAATCTAAGAATTCAGACAAGTCGTTTTTCAAATCAGATGCTAAAGAATCACTTCCCTCTAACATAGTTTCTCTTTTGGACAGAATTCATGCATATGATTTAGATTACGAATTCTCCGACTCGGAAATCTCTGACATATCAGGATTATTCAGCTTTGACATCTCTTCTGATCCGATGAGAGAGATAAGAGGCATAGTTGAATTGATAAAACCTTACAGCGCTTCAATAGCTGAAATCAGTAGTGGCAAAGTTAAAGGCAAGAATCTTTCCGTGTGTCGAATTGATGATCTTAGATTTGGATATCGAAAGAGCGTCATGAAGAACTTAAGAAAGAAGGGTAGTGAAAATATTGACATGGCTGGTACCAAAGAAAATTTGGGTGGTGTATACGGCTTTTGTCGAGACGAGTTTAGCACCGACATGCTGGTGTTCAATGATTCTGTTTATCAGAAAAAGAAAAATAAAGTTGAACACTGCGCTGGTCAATGGTTCATAGCTGAATTAGAAAAGAGTCATACAAATGTTGTGTGCAGTGATTTATGGCTTACAGAAGATCTACTAAATTGTGACATAGAAGATCTTGGTCTAGAGCTTTTACCTCGTAAAAAACAGCCAGAAATAGACCTTGGTAATCTTATTGACAAGTGCAAAGCTTGCGATTTGCGAAATAAAGCCTCCTGCAGCCCTGTAAAGCCGTCCTATGGGAGTCACCCAATACTTATACTAGGTGAAGCTCCTAACAGCTTAGAAGCTAAAGCAAACTCTTTTCTGTCGTCTACTTCAGCTGCCGTCCTTTGGGATCGACTTGACGACAGCGGCATCAAGCGGAAAAACTGTTTTGTTGATAGCGTAGTGAAGTGTTGCGTAGACAAGACGAAGGACATAACCCAAAAGCATATCACTGGATGTTCAGATTGGGTTTATGGTTTAATAGAGTCTGTAAGACCAGTTGTGGTTCTAGCACTTGGTAACATTTCTGTAAATGCAATAACCGGTGAAAAGTCGGGCATCAATACTCTCAATGGAACAACTCAGTGGATGCCAAGCCTAAAGTGCTGGGTGTGCTGGTGTGTGAGTCCATATAGTGCTTCTTATTCAACTGAGAACAAAGAGATGTTCTTCAAAGGAGTCGACAACTTTACAAACACAATAGAAAGATTAGGAGGACTGGTTTGAAAAAAGATCGAATGTTAATACCAACACCAACAGGAAAGATCATCGACTTGAACCGTCTTCATATTAGCGACATCGACGTGAAAGACATAGCTCGTGCTCTAAGCAAAATCCCGTGTTACAACGGAGCTACAAAATTCTTCTACAGTTTAGCTCAGCACAGCGTTATCGTGTCAGGTCGAGTTCAAAAGAAATATAGACTCGAAGCATTACTGCATCACGCTTCTGTCTCTTATCTTGGAGGTGGTTGTAATATAAACACCCACAACCGGATTGGATGCTACAATACAGAATTGATCGAAGATGTGACTATAAAAATATTGAGAAGGTTTGGTTTGTCAAAGGAGTCTTATTATCTTGGTCTGTGCTCTGAGGTAAGAGGACAAGACGATCTTGTTAGGTGTGCAGAAATTGACAACCTTATTGAAAATGGAGAATCTGTTCGACAGCTTGTCGGGCCAAAAGGAAAAGCTCCTCACATAATAATAAAACCCATGTTGCCAGAGGAGGCAGAAGTTGCGTTCATAAAGCAATACGATAATTGTTACTCTTAAAAGTTTCTTGTATAACGTATAATAAGGAGAGGAGAAGTTATGGATAGAGAAAGAAATTACCGAGAAGATCTCAAGATCGATCCTGATGCATTAGATGTAGAGTGGGTTAGACAGCCGGAGCTGTATCTGTACTATAGCGAACTTTTGGCGCAAGCTAAACACGAGGTTGACAAAAAGAAAGAAGAGCTTGATATCGAAAAAGCTGAAGCTGATAGTCGACTTAGAAACAGTTACGAGAAAAAGCCTCCTGAGGGACAGATTGCTAATGATGTGCTGCAAGAAGAAAAGGTTCGAGAAGCCTATAAAGAATATTGTGATGCGAAGCTTAATATGGACTTGATGTTTGCAGCTGTAAATGCATTCAACCAAAGAAAGGAGGCTCTTGAGAACTTAGTGAGACTAGCTAATGCTGGATATTTTGCCTCTCCATCAGGTGGTAGTCGAGATTTAGCTGAACAGATAAGAAAACGATCTCAACAAAGTGTTGAGTCTGTAGCTGAGAAAAGAAAAAGCTCTACAGGCTCCAAACGAAGAACAAGAAGGAGAGCGCCTAAGTAAGTAGGAGAAAAATGAAGTGATATTTATATACACACTGTTGACTGTAGTTACAATCATGGCATTGCTTGTGCTACTGTGGGTTATGGGTAGAGTTGTTGGGGTCTCTTTTGCTAAAGGAATAAAAAAAGAGATCTTCAACACAAACACTAACAAGGAAAAGAAAGAGGAGTAATATGAGTACGAAAGAAGAACGCAGAGAAAGACTTCGTCGGCGAACGAGAGAACGCCAATCGGATGGTGGGGCAAAATCTCACTATATTGAATTGCCGGAAGGAGTAGAGTATTGGTATCCTGATGCAGCACAGAAGGACAAAGTGACGCCGCTTGACTTCCTGTGTTATCCGGTAACCCAAAAAGGCCACCCAGACGGTATTGAGGTTGGCGACATATGGCCAGTTCGTCCAATTTTGGTTCACTATGGTGTTGGCGCAGAAAAGCAAAATATTCTGTGTCCAAAAACTTGGGGAGAGTGGCCAAAGGGAAAAACAGGTTCAAATGCACCCTGTCCGATATGCGAAGAGTTTGCACGACAAGCAGCTATTGAAGAAAATTGGAACGACAAGACTCTAAAAGAAAACATGAAAGCTCTTAAGCCAAAATGGCGAGAGTTGTTCTGTGTTATTGCAGTTGACGAAGACGACTCTGTTGTCAAGCTGTTTGAAATAAGTGCACACTCTTTTGGCATTGCACTTAATCAAGCGATTGATGAAGCAGAAGACGACGCCCTGATCGACTTCGCAGAGTATGAAGGAGGAAGCACCGTTCTTGTTAGATGGCGCGGAAGTGACATCAAAAAACAGAACGGAGATCCGATCCTTCAAGTTCGTACTCCTGATCAGATTAAGTTTGAAGAGCGTGAAGACTTCGACGAGGAAGAGTGGGAAGAAGACATCATCAAAATCGACGACTGTTTGGTTAAGATGTCATATGATCAAATCCAAGAAATGTTTCTCGGAGTTGATAGTTCAGACATGGAAGGCTACGACGCTGACGACAAAGACGAAGCTCCTCGTGAGAAGAAATCAAGAAAAAGTAAAACTCGAAAATCAAGAAGCAAAGAGGAGACAGTAGACGAAAGTCCTACAACTGAAGAAGCCCCAGAAGACCCAGATGTCTGTATAGCTTGTGAAGGATCTGGAAAGAACACAAGAGGGAGAACCTGTCGCATCTGTGGCGGAACAGGAGAAGGCACTCCTGTTGTAGACAGAGAAGAGGCTGAAGACAGAGAAGAGACTGAAGACAAGAGCGAAGAGAAGCAAAGAACAAGAAAGCGTCGATCTCGTCGTAGTCGATAGCTGAAAGTAGAAACAAGGAGACGATCAAATGCCTAGAACCCCATCCAAGAGCAAAAAAGCAGAAGTGCTCAGCACAGCTAAACAAGTCAGAAATAGAGAACAAGTAGAGCCTGAAAAAGAAGAACGTCGTGTTTATTTCCCGACAGGCTCTACTCTGTTGAACTTAGCTGTTAGTGATGATGCTTTTGGTGGGTGGGGTTCTGGCAAGATCATCAACCTTGTCGGAGATTCAAACACAGGCAAGACCCTTCTCGCTTTGACAGGTTTAATGGAGATGGCAATCGACGAGCAATATTCAGACCACCTCTTAATATATGATGATGCAGAGAATGCACTCGAGATGGATGTCAGAGGGATGTTTGGAGATCAGCTTTCAGACAGACTTCAAGATCCATATGGGAACCTATATGGCAGCGAAGAGTTCCGATCAAGTGAAACTATTGAAGATGTCAGAAACAACTTGTGGAGACTATTAGAGGAGGGCACTCCGTTCTTGTATGTTCTTGATTCTTACGACGCAGTTACAAGTCGAGATGAGATCAAAAGACAAGAACAGGAGAATAAAGGCAAAGAGCAGAACAAGGATTATCCACGTGGTCCAGCTATATTGTCTGAAACTTTACGCAAGACAAAGTCTAAATTGAAATTCGCAGATAGTGGTTTCTTGGTTATCAGCCAGACAAGAGACGAAATGAATCCGATGACTTTTGGTGCGCAGAAAAGGAGAGCTGGTGGAAAGGCTTTGAAGTTCTACAGCTCTCACGAGGTGTGGCTTGCTGTTGGGAAAGGCGGCCAGATAAAAAAGACAGTAAGGAAAAAGAGCTACACAATAGGTTGGAACATAATCGCCAAATCAGCAAGAAGTAAACTCAATGGCAAAAAACGAGATGTTCCGATAGTGTGTTATACGAAACACGGAGTTGATGACATCTCTGCGAATATAGAATGGCTTTTGAGTGTCGGATATTGGACAGGCAGTAGAAACTCTATAAACTCAAAGGGATTCTGCAAAGAGAATAAATCCATGCAAGATCTCATCTTGTGGACAGAGAGCCATAACAAAGAAGAAACACTAAAGGTGATCGTCGAAAAGGAATGGCAAAAAATAGAGTCAGAGCTTTCAGTCACAAGGAAAAAGAGATTTGAGAAATAAGAAAACATCTTTAGAAAAAAGAACGATCTTTATTGACTGCTCTTATATAGCACACCAAGCTCTGTTCACACTTGGTGACCTCTTTCACAACGGAAGACCCAGTGGTGTTGTCTTTGGCTTCCTAATGAGACTTATCACCACAGGCAGCAAATTTAAGTCTAATGATTTTGTGTTCTGTTGGGACTCTAAGCACAGCCTCCGAAAGAGAATACAACACGACTATAAAACTGGCAGGAGAAAAGACTTGACAGAAGAAGAGATTGAAAAATACAGAATCTTCTATCAAGAGCTTAATCGACTTAGAGAGCATATCCTCCCGACAATAGGATGGAACAATCAATTCATGCAACACGGATATGAAGCTGATGATGTTATTGCTGCCAACATAAAACCAAATGCTGTTGTGGTGTCAGCTGATGAAGATCTATTCCAGTGTCTTTCAGTAGACGGTGTGTCTATATGGAACACAAATAAGAACTTAGAGATAACCGCTTCAGACTTCACAAAACGATTCAACATAAGTCCAGAAGAGTGGGTGTTCGTGAAATGTATTGCTGGTTGTAGCAGCGATAATGTCAAAGGTATAAAAGGTGTTGGAGAAAAGACAGCAATAAAATGGTTGAGAGATGAGCTAAAAAAAGAATCAAAAATATTTTTGAAAATAGAAAAACAAAAAAGTGAAATGATATCAAAGAACTTTGATCTGGTCTCCCTTCCGTTTCCTGGGTGCTGGTCTTTACCGATAAAAAAAGACGAAGCTCTATCGATCGATGGCTTGTTAGAGATCGCAAGTGAATACGGCTTTAAGAGCTTCACAGACAGCAAACACTTCAGTCGGTGGGATCGCTTCCTTAAAGGAGTATTCACAGACGAACCAATAGTGTCTAAAAAGGTTACCCATTCTAATTCAGAAAAAAGAAAAGCAAGGAGAGTTAAACGTGCCAAGAGCTAACAAAATCAAAAAACAAAAACCACAAGAGCCAAAACTTACCAGAAGGATGATCAAGTCCTTAAGCACAAGAGGTATAGCTGAAGCCCAAAAAATAGCTGAAGGTGAAATAGCAAATAACAAAAACCTAGACAGAGTGATAATACCATATGGTAGAATCACAACAAAAGACTTTCGTGTTGTCGATGTAGCCATCTT